CGTAATTTTGATAGCCAGTATAAGACGTGCCTGCACGCTTGACCGCCGGCACGATGCAAGGGGGGCATGCTGGCTGTCTTGCAGTCCTTGCCGGTTATCCAGCCAGCCAGCCAGCCAGCAGCCCCCCGACATGATGTAAAGGGTCTGCCGACATCACTGTTACCATCAGCAGCCCTCCCGCAACGAGCGTGGGCGCGAGGACATCGCCACGAATTGCGTGGCGAGCGAGCACGCAATTCCTGCCTCTGCCTCAATTGTCCTTCGCGCCCTAAATAGTTGCGTCCGGGCTGCTCCATGCCAACACCAATCCATACCCATCATCTCGTTCGGGTTCACTCATTGTTTCACCTCCTTCTTCTTTTTCTTTTTCCTCCACCACCACCCCCCTGACTTCGCAAGCGAAGTCAATCCGCCCACGCCTTTCGATTTGCGGCGTTCCGCAAAGTTATAAACCCCTAAGGAAATCGTGCAGTCAAGAACCTTTCCGAGAAAGGTTCTGACGGACTCCAAAGCGTAATGGTAACCCATTGCAGCCCTCCCGCGGCTCGTTCGGGTGCGGTTGTCTTCCACACGCTTTCCTGGCAGAAGCGTGTGTCAGCAACTTCCCGCACCCTCTCTGCCGCGTCCGGGCTGCTTAACGCCTCCATTACATCGAATTCTTCTTTTTCTTCTTTGCGCCGGCGCGTAGCGCCGGCTGATGGCTGTGATGCGCGCATCTGTCGAGATGCGCTTAGATACGCTTTTTCCTTTTCTTTGAGAAAGAAAAGAAAAAGCTTAGCAAAAAGAAAAGAAACGTGCTGCTCGCTCGCTCGCAGCACGGTCATTTAGGGTCCACGGCTTCTGGCGTCGTAACACGAGCCGCAAAGTTCACACGAACCACACAGTTTGAAGCCGTAGCAGAAACCGCATAGCGCCCTGCTCGGTAGGTAACAGGAAACGCATATTCCAGCCGCTCCGGGCATTCACTCCAGTCGCCTTGTCGGTTTAAAGCATTTGAAGTTTTGCTCTCCGAGCAAAACCCAGTCCTCCGGATTCAAATGCCTTAAACCTCCCGTTGTCTTCTCTCTTCCGTTCTTTCCGGGTTTAAAGCGTTTGAAGTTTCGCTCTCCGAGCGAAACCAAGCCCTTGCGGGTTCAAACGCCTTAAACCCTTCCACTTCGTTTCCGTTGCGTCGTTCATGCCCTCCGCGGCTGGAACACACATTTCCCGTTACCTCCACGCCAGTGCGCCACACAGTTTCCGCTACTTCGTTCAAACCGCATAATTCGTGTTGAACCTCACAACTCGTGTTACTGCCGCACGCAAGAGGGGCTGCCGAGCCAGCCCCTCGACATTCACCCGCCCGCCCCAATGTCTACCCACTCGTCATGCGTGCGGACGGTAGAGCCGGAGCCGCCCGACGAAGGTTTTAATATTTACGAGCCTCGCGGCTCGCGCAATTTAAAACCTTCGCCTGTCTCAGGTTGCGGAATGGCGGGTCATACGAAAGTCAAAATAATTGCAAGCCTCACGGCTTGTGCATTTTTTTGCCTTTCGCCGTTCCGGTCCAGCCATCCGCTATGCGGACGGCTGACTCTGACCCGCCATTCCGCCCTCGTGCGGCTCCGGCTGTTGTCCCGTCCGCACGCCATGCAAGGGGGGCTGCCATCTTACTCTCAGTTGTGAACCGCCTGCCTGCCGTTTGCCGGCAGCCCCCCGACATTCGCACGCTTCCGTAGCTTATAGCCACCATGCACGCTTACGTCACTCTGATGGTGTCTCAAGCGTGCATCCCCCACCCATCCAAGGGCGTGCGCCCATCCCCCCGCACGCCCTTCAATTCAATCCAATCAAAATCGAAAAAAATCAGAATAGAGAAGATAAGAAAAGATAAGATTAAGATAGGAGTGATGGGGGGAGATGAGGGCGAAGGGCAAATTGCACGGCAGTTATGATGGTGTAATCATCGAGTACGAGCAGAGGAAAGTAAAGCGCCAATTTCCTTGTGGGTGCGCAATCCTTGAAAATGGTGAGCGTGTGTATTGCATGAGGCACTGGAGCAGGGCACGAATAAAGGAAGAGGAGGCGAGGAAAGAGAGATGAGGATGAAGGTGCGTATAAAGCGCTGGTGGAAGCTATCAAAGACCGCCTATCTGCTGCGGAAATACGGAGTGATAGAACTGCTGGAGATATTGGTCTTTGGGCTAATTGTGATCCTCTTAGCGAGGATATTTGGGTGTTAATGCCTCCTGCGCAGAACTGGGCGCATCACCGGGTTCAAGTCCCGGTGGGGGCAATCGGAGGTGAAGAGAAGATGGAGGAAACCTTCGGGTATGAGGAAGAAGAGATAGGAGTGGCAGGCAGTGGCGAGCCTGCCACACTCAGCCGGAACGCCATAAAGGGGTATGTGCGAGGGATAATGATTAGGATATATCCCCCGATGATCAAAGGAGGATTGGCGACGATTCAAATTGGAGATGGCCTTGATTTGGTGGATTGTTGCAGTTGGGCGAAGTCGGTTCTGGTCTGGAAGACCGCAGAGCTGTTGCACACCTATCTTAGCCTTCATGAAGTCAAAGGGGGTGCGTGCTAAGATGAACATCAACGAGCGGAACAGGGCGATTAAGAAGGCATTAAGCAAAGAATTTGGCAGCAAAAACGTTAGAGTGCGAGGCGGCAGAGGGACAGCTTACGGGTGGGTTGATGTTACCATCTTCCTATCCGTCCCAGATGAGTTTAAGATTCTTCATGAGGGGCATTATACACACGATGCTAAAGAAGCTATGCACAGGGTACGGAGCAGAGCAACCGAGATCCTGAAACTAACAGGCTTGTGGGAGCAGCTCGGAATTTGGTACGATGATGATCCAGAAGCAACAATGAGAAGGAAAATAACGATTGATGCAAGATTCGGGGAGGAGTATTAAAATGGTATCAGGCGATATAGAAAACGAATTTGGTGAGATAGTGGCATGTGAATACGCCAAAGTGGATATAGAGACCGGCGAAGTAGAATATGAGGTTCTGGAATTTGGCGGCATCCCGGATTCAGAGCAGGAGTTCGGGCTTGAGGATGAATTTGAGACATTGGAATTGTGGGAGGATCACTCTCCCACATCCAGGACATGCAGGAGGTGAGGAGAGTTGTCGAAGATGCCACAGAAGGAGCACAAGATAGACATCATATTTGAGGACTTCCCGGAGAATACGGTGTTCAATGGCAATATAACGTGGGAGCAGTTGAGAAGTAAGCTCGCAGAGCGTATACTCAGTTGGACGCCCTGGCTCGTAGAACAAGGCATAAGGAAGGTAGAGGTCGGCAGCATCGGTTGGTTCTATATGCGCAAGAGGACACGTGGGCGGTTCGTTAATTTGAACACAATGTTCTTTGCGCGGTTGTTGAAGAGGTGATTTAAATGGTCAAAGTAGGCGATAAGGTGAAGGTCTTCAGGTCGGGTATATGGTTCGCTACTGGCGAGGTGGTCGCCGTTAAGAACGAGATTGCCACGGTAGTGTACAAAGATGCCTTCGGTGTGCGGCAAACTCTAAAAGGTTATGTACGCCATCTTTCAGTCATCAAGGGAGGGAGGTGTTGAAGATGCAGACATCCCTCTCCTCTTTTCTCTCTTTGAAGACGGTGAAATGTAACCACTGCGGCAGAGTGTACACAGGTGATGAGTTCAATGCGCTGGAGCTCACCGGTCATAACATCATTTGGGACTTCGATTATCGGCGCTGCGCAGATTGCGGTGAGGAGATCACGCCGTTAAGGCTCCGGTATGTTGGAGAGTGAGCGGGGCGGGAGCGATGAATCCCGCATCTTTATTCCCCCTCTAAAATCGGAGGTGAAAGAAGAATGAATGTCGAAGATTTGAAGGATAGGATTGTATCCTGTCTATATGAGGCATTTGGAGACGACACCGGCGCTCTATTTGGGATTCACGATAGAGCAGCCGTTGAGGCGATTGTGAGGCAAACGTTGTTGATTGAGCACTCAGGTGCGCGATCGCAGATGAGGAGGTGAAAAGAAGAAATGAACACGAAAGAGGAGGTTTTGAAGCTCCTTTCCCAAGACGAAGAGACTATCAAGATTCTCAATAGGGTCTATGGGAAAGGAAAGTGGGGATTGAACACGCAGGAGAAACGGGCAGCCTGGCGATTCGGATATGAGCATCCCGACGTTCTTGTTGGGAAATTCTCTCATAGTGATACACCAAGAGAGCGATTCCATCCGATTCGTTTGCTCCATCCGAAGCAACTGACGGACATGGATAGTTTCTATGTAGCCTTAGGGCAAGGCATGAGCAGGAAGCGGGGCGGGAGCGATGAATCCCGCATCTCTATTCCCCCTCAAAAATCGGAGGTGAAAGAAGAATGAATGAACAAATAGAGGAGATTATAGCCGCCGCGTTCGAGCTGGCGGATTCTATCGAGTCCTTGCTGCTTTCCTTCTCGCAGCGGCTCTCCGAGCTGGATAAGCGTGTTCGCGCCTTAGAGGAGAAAAATGTAGCGGAGTCATCCAATGCTGATGGAGGTGAGAAAAGAGAATGATTGAAAAGGAGTTTGAGGTGAAAAGAATCTTCGGAGAGAACGAAGGAGAGGAGATTTGGGTCAGAGTCTTCCCGGACAGAATAGAAATTTCGGACTTCCTCCTGACTTCGACGGGTATCGAAGAGATCGGCTCTTTAGTCCTCACATTCGGCGATTGGAAAGAGATCAAGGCATTTGTGGAGGAGGTGGCACAAAATGAGTGAGGAAGTTGGCGAGTTCGCATCTCAGCAGCAGATTAGGAAGCTGTATGCTGTGTTACACTCCCTGGGCATCTCGCCCAAGGAGTTCAAGCAGGAGAAAGGGTTCTCCTCGTTTTCCAAGTTAGGGCGGTTTGAAATATCGGAGATGATCGAAGAATTGGAGCAGCAGGAGGCAGTGGAGAATTCAGTGATTGAAGAGCCCCAGGAGTCCCAGTCCCAGCCACAGCCACAGCCACAACCGCAGCAGCATATCGAGGCGCGTGTAGAAGCCGCACTCAATGAGGTTGATGTCCTCGCGCCGGTCATGCGTGCATGTGTACGTACCGCGTCAGAAGCGATCCTTGCATTGCCCGATGACATCTACGAGGAAGTGGATGAGGACGCGCTCGGTGAGTACATCATCCGGCTCGCGGTGACTATGTTCATCCAGGTGAGCCGTTGCAGGAGGTGATGATTGCGGTGACAGCCATAGAGTTACGCCGTGCTCCGGGTACGTGTTGCCCGGAGCCCGGTTGCGATCATCCTGACTTCGATTATTCCACTTGCCCCAACTGCGCACGCCGCTGCATCCTGTGCAAGCGCAAGCCGCACTACGAATACCTTGAAACGCCAATGCAATGCGATGCTTGCCACGCGCGCCTGTTCGCGCTGGCGCGTGTATTCCAACGCACTCTCCAGCGCCATCGCAAGATCGTATGGTTCATCTGCCCTGTATGTGATCAGGAGCTGCACTTCGCACTGCTGCATCTCACTGCAGGTGACAGTTCTATGCGAGGCATCACATCGGCAGAGTCAGGAGGAGGTGATAAAGAATGAGTCTAAAACTCCGCCGGTTCTTCGTAGGTACGCCGCAGTCTATCGCAGACATTAACGGTTTTCTCGACCAGCCCAACATAGTGATCCGGCACATCTTCGTTGCCGCGCACGACGCGAACGATGATGCAATCTACATCTTCTATGAAGAACAGACCGAGCCGCAAGACAACCACGATTAGGCTGTATCTCTTCTTCCCTCCCTCCGTCTCTTCTCCCGCTTCTCTCTTTTTTTCCTCTCTTTTTCTTCTCTAATTCCCGTTCTCTATACCCTTCAGATTCCAATTCAAGTCCCACCACCCACCTCCCAGCCTTGTTCCGCCCGCCCGCACGTTTTACCGTTCTTATCTCCCTCGCCGGAGGCACGCAGCGGCATCGTCTCCATTTCGAGGGCGAATTCCCCCCCCTGAAACGCCCCCCCTCTCCGCTTCCATAGCTATGAAAGGTTGCGCCAGTCGGCTGAACTGTGCTGCGTGCCTCTCCGTAGAACATCAGAGGGGGGGAATTCGCTTATGCCCCATTCTTCGTTGCCGCCGCTGCTCTTGCCGCCCGTAGCCTCTTCGCTGCTTGTCTCAGCCGTAGCTCTCTGCTCTCACTATGCTCACTGCTGCTCGTTGCCGCCGCTGCTCACTGCTGCTCGTCCTTACCGCTGCTTACAAGGCTTCACCATAGCTCTTGTCTTCCTATGCCTTAGACTGCTTCTTGCCTGAACCATAGCTCTTGTCTCCTATGCTTACCATTGCCTCTTTGCTTATCCTTTGCTGCTGGCATTCACCATATCAAATTCACCATATCAAATTCAATTCACCATATCAGAATCACAAGTCTATCAGTCCCGCTTCTCCACGTACTCATGTCATTTTCACTCGCTATCGAAATTTCTTACGCCCGCACGTGTAAAACCATTCGCCCACATCTTTCATTCGCACCAGCGTGATATATCAGCATGGTCTTTCCCACACCACCCTCTTCTGATATATTCAGCCGCCGGACATGTTCATATCTCCCGGTTTTTGTTATCCCACCGGTAGCCTTATCATCGCATATCTTCTATCATCATACGGAGGTGATACCGAATATGGGATATGTACCCTGTAGGCATCTGGATTACGAACCACATTACGACGCAGAACTTCGTACCGCCGCGCCCGACTTCCCTCAGGTCAAGTATTGGTATCGAACCAAAGTGCCATTTGAAGGTGCGCCGCGCAACGTCCAATTCTGTCGCAAACGTGGACGCATCACCGGCATCTTCCAGTGCTATACCGGAGAGCTCGAATGTTATGAGCCAGTTGAAGCTGAGAATGAGGAAGGAGGAGATGAAAATTGATCAAGGAGACAAGGTATAAGTTCTTGGCAACGAGGTGTGTTGAGAAACTTGAGAAGGGCGAGACGAAGTACAAAGACCCTGAGCCTCTGGAACTGATGAACGAGAACGACCTGCTAAGTATCATGCGGATTAAGCTATTCAGAGTACAGCAGGGCATCGATTCTCATACTAAGTGTGACAACTTAGAGGACTTGATAGCATACGCCGTGGTGCTTTTGGAGCGGTTGTTTCCATCGCTTCAGACGAATATCTCAAACTCCGAGGCGCGGCTGCCCGAAGGAGAGGATGAAAAATGAGCGAAGTAAAAGCCATCACTTGCAGCCGGCGAATGTCTCCACTCGCCGCGCTGAACTATCTCAAATATCATCTGTTCCTCCAGCAACACAAACGTTCTCGTTTGCAGCATGAACTCGAAGAAGTTCAGTATGTAATTGAGAGAATTTGTCTTGAATTGGATTTGCTGGAAAAGGAAATGAGGGGGAAGGAAGGAGGAGGTGACTAACATTGCCAAAAGTGAGAGTTATTGAACGCAGCCGTGAGATGTCTCATGATGCCGCTCTGAACTATCTGGTCTATCATCTCATACTTCAGGTGCGCAAGCGGCATCGGCTGCGGCATGAGCTCATTGCTATCCAGAACACCATCCAAGCGATTGCAGCGGAGATCAATAAGCGTAAGCAGGAGGTGGAAGCCGAAGATGAATGACCATCACGTAAAGTCCATCTCTGTTGAGGGCGCGCTCGAGCCCGATAAGGACACAGTCGCTCTTCTCAACCCAAACCACGATCTATCTGGCGATTCCGATGTAGAGCTCGCGCACATCATGGAACGGTTGTGCAATGAATACCAGATGTGCCGCTGCACACTATCTACTGCCACGCTCGATGTATGGAATTGTATTGTGAGAGTTGCGAAAGAGATACTGAAGCGAGAAGGAGGTGAGCTTGATGAAATATCACATACACATTTATGAAGTGAAGCGCAAATTTGAATTGGATGTTGAAGCAAGCAATGAATTGGCAGCAAAGCAGGAAGCAATCGCGCTCTACAACTCTAATAAGAACGCACTTAATGAAGTCGATTCAGATTGCCGCATCATAGTTCTCGCTTTCAATTTGAGGCCTCAAGGTGATTCGCAATGATCAAACTCAAGTCCGTAGATGATGCGCTGAACGAGCTCGTTGATACTATGCAATCGCCTTCGCCCGGCGCGCTCGTCTCGTTCAGGATACAGGATATCGCAAAGAAAATGCACTACCAATGTTGGCGCTATCGTGATCTCATACTCACGGAAATACACGAGTGGGCAGAGCGGCACCATCACAATTCTATCTGGACCGATGCACATAGCAGAGTATTCAAAATCGGCTATCAATACCAGAACCCGCCGGCGGCTTTTGGCTCGTTCTCGCGCCGTGGCTCTGAGGACATTCTGATGCTCGTTTTGCAGGAGCACCAATCTGCAGGAGGTGAAGAAACCAATGAGCTGTGAAGTCGCAAATCGGCTGTGGCAGGCGGTCATACAAAAACGTGATGAGGCGATCGCTACTGGCAATGTGGATGACTTCATACGCGCGGTGCATACGTGGGCGGATCATGTCGAAGCGCACGGTTGTTGGAGGTTGAGTGGCAATGAATCGTGAAGAGATGTTGGCGCGGCTCGATCGTGGTGAAGACCCACTTGATGTCTCTATCCAGAAGTGGCGTGACATTGTTGAACATCTGGAACACATCAGCTCATTCGATCAGTTCGATGACTCTCTCGAACGTGGCTCTCTCAATTGCGCGCTATGCGAAGTCCACAGCTCCTGTCTTGATTGCCCAATCGTCACACATGCGAAGTGCCACTCGCCCAATACCACAGACGGTCGTAAGTACGGATTATGTCGATATACTCCCTATTATGAATTTTTTTTCGCCGTCGCGCGTCAGGACTTATCTGCTATGCGTACCGCTGCGAAGAAGGAGCTTCAATTTCTTGAACAGTTGAAAGCCGAGCTACAGCAGCGTCATATCTCTACCGCGCCAAAACTCGCTACTGAGTCCGATATCCGATCGTACTGCAAAAAACATGCACTCATAGAACGCTCTATGCGTCCGGAACTCAATGCGGTCTCATATACCGTCGTGCTCAAATTCCCGTTGCTGGTCTATCGTATCGAATGCTCTTCGCCAGCGCTCTGGGAATATGTACCTGTTTCTCCACAGGAATTGGAAAATGAACCGGTGCATCTATTCTTCACTTTTGCATTCGCCTCGCTCGTACATGCCGATGCCGCTATGCTACCGCTCCGTGAGGATTATGTCGTGGATAAGCTATATGATTTGATTAAGCAGGCGCTCAACAAAGGCTCTATCACTGCTTCCTTTTCCGAAGACAATGATGGTATCGAAGGCACAGTCACGTTCTATATCTCGGAGCCGCTGCGTTCTATCGTCGTTCATGATTCCGCACGTGCATCGGTTACCAGTTTCCCGCATTCTGAAGAAGAAGGAGGAGGAGGTGAGTACCATGCTTGAACTCGATATCGACAGTATGATTCAGATTACGGAGCGAGTTATCACTGAAGAAGGTGCACTCGGCAAATTCTTCCGCAAGCGGTTCGATTACAAAGGCTTCTCTATCAAAGTGGAGGTTGAAGTATGGAAAAAACCAGTAGCGAGTGAATCTGAATCAGGAGGTGAGCGAAGAGAATGAATCGTGAAGAGATGCTCGCTCGGTTGGAACGTGGCGAAGACCCGCTACATCTCTCGCTTGACAAGTGGTATGATCTCTTTTGCCATCTCATCTCCATCCATTCCATCAGCGAGTATGATCCATCGCTACAAGACGATTCTCTCAACTGTGCGCTTTGTGAAGTCCACAAGAGCTGCCGTGGCTGTCCTATCGCGCGCTATACGAACGCTCTCTTTTGCAGAGGCACTCCCTTTTCAGACTTCCAGCTCGCCTATACGCATCGCAATTTAAACGAGATGCGTGCCGCCGCGCTCGCAGAGATCAACTTCCTGCTATTCATTGAGTATCTCCGTCATCACCCGTTCCGCAGATTCCTCTATCGGTTGAAACGTTTCGTCCGCCGGCTCGGCTTCCGCAACATTAAGGAGTTCATATTCGCGTTCTTCATTTGATGAAGTTAGGAGGTGTAAAAAAATGAGTAATGATAAACCCTCATGGCAAAAAGCGCGCAAAAAGCCCGTCGTTATTGAGTTCCGGGAAGTACAGGGCGTTGAACATATCGTCACACGTGAAGGTGTTGTCGTCGCAAAACAGGGCGTTGATTATATCATCCGCGGTGTTGATGGTGAGCTATATCCAATCAAGAAGGACATCTTCCATCGCACTTACCAGTTCCACGATCCTCACATCTTGCAGCTCGCTCAGCGCCGGCACAACGAAAACGTGCAGCATGTACGTGACTCTCAGCTCGAACGTCCACTACTCGAAGCGCTGCTTGTAGCTACTACTTCCTCTGATTCCGATTCACCTTTCATTGATGTCCAGGTCACACTCGGCTCGGACTTCCATGCAGAGCTCTGTCGTCGTACCGGTGACCCTATCGAGCCCGCCAAGCCGCCATTCGTTATCTTCACTTTCCAACGCATAGGGCTTCAGCTTTTCTTGTATTCGTTCATTATATTTCATAAGCCATGACCAACCAAAAGCAAGACCAAAAGCATTATCCTTCGGACCGCATCTCGGAGTCAAGAGTGCTTATCAACGTAGATTTCTCTTTGCTTGCATCCATTGCCGACGAAGATGTCTTACGTGCCGCGCTCAAAGCCAACGGTAAGCCCGATGGCTCTTCCATTATCATCGCGGCTGATCATATTCTACCCATCCTCGTAGACGCGCTCAAATGGCGGCAGCAGTTGCAGTTGCATCGGCAGGAGCAGCAGCAACGCTTTCCGCGTTGTGATCTGGACTCATGATTGCCTCTACCGAATCACAATCGGAACATGCACCCATGGTCAATCTTGGTGGCGTTATTCCGTTCTCTTCGATAGATTGGCGTGGCAAAGCCGCATTAGTGCTCTTCTTACGCCGCTGCCCGTTCAGGTGCTGCTATTGCCAGAACTATCAGCTCTTAGAGGCTGACAATTACGTACCACTTAGCACGATCGAACAGACCATCCGCGATAATGAGCGGTTCATAGACGCCATTGTCATCTCTGGTGGTGAGCCGTTCATGCAACCCGATGCAATAGCTGCGATCTCCAAATACGTACGCCAGAGGTCGCTTTATCTCGGAGTACAGTCGAACGGCTATTATCCAGACGCAATCGAATCACTATTACACATCCACGCAATTGACAAGCTCTTCCTCGATATCAAAGCGCCTATGGATGGCACGTCATACGAAAAGCTCACACACGCGCCAGACTCCTCCGCACGTATCAAACGCTCGCTCCAGCTCGTACTCGCGCATAGGCTCGATACTGAGCTCATTACTACAGTCTTCAAACATATCGTTGGCGCGCCCGAAGTCCTGTCTATTGCACAATCGCTTCATTCACTTGGCGCCGCTCATCTGCCTTTCATCATCCAACAAGGCAGAATCGAACGTGTGCCGCCAAATTCAGGCTTGAGCGATCAGCACGTCTTCAGCTATGATGAGCTGCTCAAAATCGCCGCGCGTGTATATCGTACCGCTGAGCTCAAGGACATACGAATACGCACTCGTGAAAAGGGCGAGGAGGTGTTATATCACTCATGACTGCTGATAAGTCTATCGCATCTATCGAATCCGACACTCTCAAGCTCCATTTCCATCCCGGTCAGCTCAGAGCATGGAACTCCAAAAAGCGGTTCGTATTCATTTTAGCGGGGACGCAGAGTGGCAAAACGTCCTTCGGCCCATGGTGGCTCTTACGTGAAATTCAGAGACGCGGCAAGGGCGATTATCTCGCTGTGACCGCCAATTATGATCTCTTCAAACTGAAGATGCTACCGGAGATTCGTTTGGTCTTTGAACACACACTCAAAATCGGGCGCTTCTGGACTGCTGAACGTATACTCGAAATCGCCGATCCTTCCGGCAAGTTCAAAGCTTCTTCTTCTTCCGATCCCATGTGGGCACGTATCATACTCCGATCCGCCGTCGGCGGCTCACGCCGTGCAGATGTTGGCGTATCTTCCTTAGAGTCTTCCACCGCCAAAGCCGCATGGATCGACGAGTGTGGCTTACCCGATTTTACGTCCGAAGCTTATGACGCCATCCTCCGCCGGCTCTCACTCACTCAGGGTAGGCTGCTCGGTACTACTACGCTCTATAACGTCAACTGGCTCAAACCGAAGGTCTATATCCCGTTTCTCAAAGGTGATCCGGATATTGATGTCATCCAATTCGACAGTCTTCTTAATCCCGCATTCCCACGTGAAGAGTACGAACGTGCCAAACGCGCCCTACCCGCGTGGAAATTCGATATGCTTTATCGTGGCAGGTTCGCGCGTCCTGCAGGCATGATCTTCGCTGATTTCAATGAGGCAACTCATATCGTCAAGCCGTTCCGCATACCCAGCTCATGGCGCCGGTTCGTTGGGATCGATCCCGGGCCGCTTCATACTGCCACTATCTGGATCGCTGAAAAGCCTTCCAAATCCAAAAAGCAGCCGTCGAAGTTCTATGTCTACCGTGTCACACTTGAAGGTGATCTCACTACTCAGCAGCATGCGCAACTATTACTCGAACGTTCTAAAGGTGAGAACATTACCAAATTCGTCGGCGGCGCGCGCTCGGAATTGCAGTTCAGACTCGATTATCGCGCCGCCGGTATCCAAATCGTACGTCCTCCATTCACTGATGTCGAGGCTGGTATTGATCGTGTAGTTCAGCTCCTTCGTGAACATCGGCTCTTCTTCTTCGAGAATTGTGAGCTCCGGTCGCCTCATTCCTCCTCTTCTGTATTGCCTACCATCTTCGATGAGCTCAATCAGTACGCACGCAAACTTGGTCCAGATGGTGAGCCTACTACTGAGATCGAGAATAAGGAGCAGTTCCATAGGCTTGACGCTCTTCGGTACGCTATCTCTATTGTCTCTCAATCGTCTTCTTGTTTCTTCTCGCTACCCAATCGCCGCCGCAGGGCTACGTTCCTACCGAAAGCTTTATAACTCCTGCTTACTTCTCTCTTTATATGGCACGATGCTGTCCTCGTTGCGGTTCATCTGTATTACGTAAAGAGCCAGTCCTCGGGCTCGCGCCATTCAATTGCTGGACTGACTTCGTATGTCCACACTGCGGCTATCGGTTCGCCAAAGGCAGCCGTGCCGATGCCCGCGCTCGCGCTTGCGCTTGCGCTCGTGCGCTCGCTTCTATCAAGCCATGAAAATACTCCAAACGCTTGCACGCATACCGAAGCAATTACTACCGCGATCGCCACCTTCTTATTCCGTAGCGTCTATCCAGTCCAACGTCCTGCAAGATTTCTCCATTTCCAAAGAAGACCTCAAAACCGCTTATCTATCTCATCCTATTGTCAATCGTGCAATACATTTCCGTGCCGATCTCATCATCGCGCGTGGCTTCTCGCTTGAGTTCTCGGACCCTTACACGAAACAGATTATACTCGAATTCTTGCATGATCTCAAATTGAATTCACCACTCAATTTCGATCTCAAAGCGATCATCAGAAACGCTTGCATTGATTGCGATGTCTTTGGCAATGCGTTCCATCAACTCATACCCAACAAGTCGCGTTCCAAAATCGTCGCGCTTGCGCCTCTGCATCCTCTTGATATGGATTATCAACGTGATTCTTCAGGCTCTATTCTGTTCTCGCAGTCCGGTGAGCCGCTCGGTTATGTATTTCGCGCCGGCTCGCCCGAAGAGCGTACTTTCGAGCGGCATGAAATCGCGCATCTCATATTTGAAACTATTGGTGATGAATTGCTCGGTATACCGCTACTACTACCAATGTTCCGAACACTCGAACGGCTCGCGAATATCGAGTTCGCTATTGCACAAGCGCTTTACAAACACGGCTTCCCCACACGTGACATCTCTGTTGGCGATCCTGATCATCCTCCAACCGCAGAGGATATCCAACAGGTTGCCGATCAGGTCAAGAACCTCGATGCAGCTTCCGAATATACTCACCCTTACTATTTCAAAGTCTCTTCGATCGATCCCAAATTCCCGCAGAATATCCAGAACATACCCGAATTCTTCCTATCTCAAATCGTTGCGATCTCCGGCATACCTCGTAGATTCTTACTCGGTGAGGAGAAGTTCGCAACTACCCTACCAGCTCTGCAACGTAACTTGAAGTTGATGCTCGAACCGCTCCAAGCGCGTGTGAAGGTGTGGTTAGAGGAGCAAATCTTCAGGCGTGTGCTCGATACCGCTAAATGTGATGGCTCGGTCACGCTCACCTGGTCTCCTATACTCGAACAGGCAGACCCGCAGCTCGTACGTGATACCATCTCCTTAGCTACTACCTTCTCGGACGGTAAGCCGCTCATTTCTTGGGAGGAGGCTCGCGATCGGCTTTCCTTACCGAAGTCGTTTATGAAGTCGCATCAGTCCACGCTCGCTACGCTTCGTACTCTACGTGAGCTCGCTGGGCTGTATCTCGTTGAACCTCATGGCGAGCTCATCTGGCTCAGACGCAAAAAGGCGATTGTCAAGTCCGTAAAATTCTCATCCCATATCGGTGAGCCCCTATATTTGCTTTCAGGGAAGTACTGCTATGGTATCATCACGCTGGACTCCCCGGTTGAAATCACTCTTAAAGAGTTCCGTGAGCTCGCACCTAAACATCTCATCACCGAAGAGGAGCGTGAACGTTGGTGGCCCGATAAGAAGAAGCTGTTCTATTATCCTTTCACGTTCCAGAAGTTCATCTCACCTCGTAAATGGAAATATGTGCCCGGCGTGCAGAACTTCGTACAACATGTGCAGTTCCTTTACTCCGCTGCTACTCTCGCAGCAGCAGCAGCCGAAGCTGAAACAGAAATAGAATCAGAATCTGAATTAGAATCTGAAGAATCAAGCGCCGGCGCTCGTTCTTCTTCTATCTCGCTTATCAATGTCAGCCCATGAGCAGCATAAAAAAGGATTAAAGAGAATGAGCACTGAAGAAGAAGCTGAACTCGATATCGAAGATGAAGACTTGCTGCTCGTTATCGCAAAAGTCCGGCGCTGGAAAGACGATATCGAACGTGAGCTTCAAGCGATTGTAGAGCTCATTGATGAGCTCCGTGATCGTGATAACCTCAGAGTCGGGCGGCTCGGTAATCTCGATTGCCGGCTCGCTCGTATTGAATCACTTTTAGACAATTTCGCAGCCGGTTGGGATCAAGACAAAGATAAGTTCAAAGACCAATCTAAGAATAGGTGGCGTTAGAAGAGATGGAATCAAATACCGCTTCGGGTAATGAGAGGGAACAGGAGCTCATCCGTAATGTCCAAGACTATGATCCCAGCAAGCCAAACAACGCACAGCTTGCAGATGATATGCGTATCGTCTTCGCGTGGTATTCTTCACTCTGCGAAGGTAAGCAGCTCAAATTCTCTAAGGATCAAGTCATAGAACTCGCTCGTAAAATCTATCAAGAGATCGAGAAGCGCAAACGCGAAGGTAGGATGAAGCACGACTGGCAGCCGGAACAGATGAAACCGCACTCGCGTGAGCTCTTCGATATTATTTCCGGCGCGCGCTCGTTCTCTCATTCTGAGCTGCATGTACCTTTCGATACGCTTCCTATATTCCCAGGTGATGTCTCACAACGCTTTCCGCCATTAGATATCGAGACCTTCCTCGCTCAATGGAATTCCTTCTTCCTCCGTAAGCCGTTCATTTTGCTTGTTGGCTCGCTCGCTAACTGGCAGCGTTCCACGGGTGATATTGACATCCTTGTCAAAGCACGTGACCCCACGCCGCTACTCAATGCGCTCGATCGCGCAATCAATACCTGTTTTGAACGCGGTGATGAGCAGCTCGCAGACTTGCTCATTCAGGTGCGGCAGTTCATACATGCCGATTCTCTATTCCTGCTCACTCGTTGGCGCATCATCCGCGCGTTTCCTGAATACAAAGATCGGTTGCATGTTCTCGATGATTCTTTCTCCGGACCGTTCACCAATTTCGTTGAACTCTCTGATCTCGCCGCGGTCGCTCGTTCTGAACCTACCCAGCAGCAGATGTCAGACATCGGCATCAAACTGTTCAGATGGTTTCCCATGTTGAAGCCTATGCACGGGCGGCAGAAGGGCGAAATCTACTCGGTTGATTCTGTCATTGAGGTTCTCAAATCACGTAGAGATAACTGGCTCGATACCGGCGTGTATGTCCAAAAGAAATATGATGGCACTCATTGTCAGGTGCATAAAGGCGGTGATAAGGTATTCATTTATACCGAAGAGGGCACTGACGTTACCAAGAACTGCCCTACGCTCGTTCAGGAATTCCGGCAGCAGCCTTTCCACAGCTTCGTTCTCTGTGGTGAGATAGAGCTCTGGAAAGACGGTAAGCACCAACCGCGTGCGATCACTGCGGGCATACTCAACGCCAGCAAGCCGCAGCCAGACGAAAAGCATCTGAGGTTCAATGTCTATGACTGTGTATTCTTCGATAGCGTTGGCGATATTCACAACCGTCCATATTCCGAACGCATCAAATTCTATCAGAAAATCCATGAGACCGATCACATCAAACTCGCGCCCTATACGCTCTGTCATGATGAGCAGTGCGTACGTGAGGCAATTGAGAAGTATTCCAAGCTGGAGGGTTCTGAGGGCGCATATCTCAAACGCGCGGACTTCCCTTATGAACTCGATGGTAAGACCCGTCTGAACATCAAGTTCAAGAAAGAGCGATCTCTTGATGCGCTTGTACTCAAACGCAAAAAAGTCGCCGGTACTGATCGCACATTCTATTACATCTGTGGCCTCAAATCCGATTCCGGCATAGTCTACTGTGGTAAGACGTTCAATACCAACATCAAAGCCGAGCCGGGTGACATTATCAAAGTTGTCTTTGTTGATATCTCCGGTTATACCGATCCCAAGACCAAGAAGCGGTGGGTCAATTGGTGGGCGCCGCGCGTCGTTATGTTACGTTCAGACAAGAAAGAGCCGGACAACATCGAGACCGCGTGGCGTATGGTCAAAGAGACTACCGGCAGGTTCGAGGAGAAGCCTATGCCCGATATCGAACATCTCGAAGAGCTCACTTCTCCCACTGATGCTTCCACTCATGCAAAGCGGTTCGTTATTCAGAACCATTTCCGGGGTGCTACTTCTCATGGCGATTTCCGGGTACAACTCAACCATGTGCTCGGTGGCTTCACGCTCGGTTGGCAGCGTGCAGATGAGTTAGAGAAAGAACTGGATAAGCACTGGGAGCTAAAGAAGACCGCAGACCGTTATGAGATCTACTGGGACGGGCAACTGTTTTACGCACTCGATAAGCGTGAGCGAGTAATCAAAGAGCCGCCAGCAGCACTCAAACGCAAAGTCTTCGAGTTCCATAAGAAGCTCGCATTCGATCCTCGGTTCTGGAAAGTGGACATGCAAACCGGTGAGGCGCTCAGTCGTGAAGGCAGTCCCAATACAGCCGAACGTGTCGAAAAGATATTCTGCGTACAGAAGACTCGTGAGCCCTATGAGTGGCTCTCGATGGAAGGAATCACCAAGCCGCGTGAGATTGAACCAGAGCCCGGCGGCACTCGGTTCTTCCCCGGTATCTTTGTCGAGGTAGATTCCGGTACATATTATCCCGGCGCCCAGAAGCCGTATTTCAAAGAGTATTTCCTCAATGGCAAGAAGTGGAAAGGCAGAGTCGTATTTCGGCTCGTTGCCGGACTCAAAGGTACAAAAGCTGTTGCCAACTGGCTCTATTGGAAACCCGATGATCAAACCCCATACGTTCTCTCTGCACGTGCAGTCCGCGATAACTGGCTGCCCGCCGAAGGCAGTGCCATGCCACCCGAATGGGAACAGAAGCTACCCGAAGAGCTCCAGTTCTGGAAAGCTACTACTCGCAAGCAGAAGCTCAAACTCCGTGCGCTCGCTCGTAAATACCTCTTAAAGGAGCACGTGCTCAGTGTTGATGCAAATGAAGCTGAGTTCATTCTCACGCATCGCTATTGGCAGGGTCAATATGTTGTGCGTGGTCTACCGGTAGAAGATTATCATCTCAAAATTGGCGAGTACAGATTCCATCTCGATCAAGACCCGACTCACAAATTCCCGGAGCAGGGTATCTCCGCTTTACAGTTCTCAGACCGCGATGAGTTCTTCGTTGAAGGCAAAAAGAAGCCGCAATCGCCTGTCAATCCCAACCGCAAAATCCCGGCGTTCATTTCCGTTCTCGATCGCGGTAAGGCTGAGATTATTGCTGATCAGCCGCTTTATCTCCATGTGCGGCTCACTGGTAAGAAGCTCAAAGGTCTGTTCTATTTCCGCCGCACTTCCCGCACTTCAGAGTTCTGGACGTTCAAGAAAGGTATGGAGTCTTTTTAACTGTCTGCCGCCACGTGTCTGTCTGTAAGATGTACCATACGCAAATGGCCATAACTCACAGTTGCCCGGTCTCTGATTCCAATCTCTCAACTACAGTATCCCAAATTTTTGCGCGCCGCGCTCTTTCATCATTTGTCAGATATTTCACACACGCGCTCGTACATTATCACATTTTTTCGCGCGCCCCTCGTACGTGTTTCAAATTTTCGCGCGCCCCTCGTACATCTGTCTTATTCCTATTCCCTCCGCGTTCTCATACAGCTCCCAAATTCTCGCGCCCTCACGCTTATTACTTTCCGCACTTTCATACGTACGCACGCAGTCTGATCAAATTTTTTCGCGCGCCCCACATTTGTCTCCATTATTTTTTCCGCGCGCCCTCGTACGTTTATCAGATTTTTTCCGCGCGCCCTCACACATTTATCTCAGTTTTAACTCGCGCGCCCTCATACATTTATCAGATTTTTCCGCGCGCCCCTCGTACGTTTATCTCAGTTTCTCACGCGCGCTATTTCCGGTTCATATTATTTCACGTGCGCGCGCTCTTCAGTCTCATTTATTTTTCCGCGCGCCCCTCATATTCCCACTTAATTTTTCCGCGCGCGCTCATACACCGGTTTAAATTTTTCGCGCGCCGCCCGTACATATTCCAGTTTTTTATTCCGCGCGCCCCCACAGTTTTAAATTTTTCCGGCGCGCCCCCGTTCTCCAGTTTAAAATTTCCCGCGCGCGCCCCCGCAGTTTTTAAATTTTCCGGCGCCCGCCCGCCCAGTTTAAAATTTGCGCGCCCCCCATTTCCCTGTAGAGTTTTTATTTTCGCGCCGCCCCCCGTCTCTACATATTCTGTTTACTCCCCCCGGGTAATAACCACTCTCCGGCGTCCTTTCACACTTTCTCACCCACTTCCACCCCCATAAAGAAAAAAAATGCCCAGCGGCCGTCCTCTCTCGGAATCCCAGAAGGAAAAAATCAGGCAAGAGATCAAGTTCAAATCCAAATGTCAGCTCGCCAAAGAAATGGGCTTGCATTACCAGACCGTCTCAAAATTCGTCAAAAAGGAAGCACTTGAGAACGAATCCGAGGACTGAGCTCCAAAATCGTTATATAGGGGGTAACAAAGATGATACTACTATGGAGCACATATCTCTCCGCGATCTCTATGAGCACCCGCTTGTCGCTGAGATCATCGAAGAGAACCGGAAACTCCGTGAGTTATCCCAGAAGCCGGAGGTCAAAGACCTCAGAGAAGTCCCCTTGCCGTACACTGTCAAGAGTCACATCCTGATCAAAGAAGGCGTCCACAACGGCGTATTCTATCCCGCCCAGATGTTACGGTTCGCTGTTGATCAGCACGAAGGTCTCCAGGTATTCCTCGACCATCAGGACACCAAGGGTCAGGCAGCGCTCACATGGATCGGCGCGATCCACAACCCGCGCTGGTCCGAGAAAGACAAAGCGATCATAGGAGACATAGACATCGTTGATCCGAAGTACGCTATGGCAATCGCCTATGGCGCTAAATTCGGACTCTCTGCCACCGTAGATGTTGACATCCAGCAGCTTAACGGCAAAGATGTAGCATCCAACCCCATCTTCAAATCCTATTCAATGGTCGTTGATCCCGCTGTCCGAGAAACTATGCTGAACGAATCCCAGTCACAGTCCCAGTCCCAGTCCCAGTCCGATACCCAAGCGCACGAAGAAGAAGAACCCACACAAAAAATGACTCCACAGGAACTTGATTTTAAGGCAGATTTAGAGCCCGCACTCACAAAATTAGATGACGCGATCAGGCGCGCGTCCTCTATGCGAGACACATCGCTCCTCACCACGTTGCAGCAGATCAAGGCTATAGTCTCCAAGGTCTGTGGCAAGGAGTACCCATACCCCACGCCACCACCCTCGGAGAAGCTCTCTGAGCTCGAAGCCAAGATCGCTGCGTTGGAGCATATCATCGCAACTTCACAGCCAACGTCTGAACCCTCAACTCCGCCCGCTACCGCTACCGCCCCTCAGGGCAATGCGGAGCTTGAGGCTGTATTGAAAGAGAATGAAAAGCTCAAGGAGCAGCTCAGCGCGTTTGAACGCGAAAAGCTCACTGAGCGTGTAAACAGCATCTTAAACAAGGAGCTGGAGCTCGGTCTAACGTCCGCAGCCGAATCCGAAACCCGACGTGCCGAGTTAGAGAAGATGGACTCTTCGGCACTCGATGCCGTTGAATTCAACCTCGATCGCACAATCAAAATCCTCGAATCGAACGATGACAACTCCAAGCCTGCGGAGACTACGCCTTCCGCACCCCGAAAGCAGGAGCTTTCCAATTCCGGAACTTCACGAAGCTCATCCCCATCCTCGTCTTCCGCGCGGCTGCTCAGCATGATGATTGAAGAACAGAGCAAGGCGTCAATGCCTTATGGAGGTGCATGAAGAAAAAATGCGATCACTAAAAGAGCTCCAGGCGGCTAATATCACGGACACGTCCACAACGAACGCATCCGAGTTCCAGGACACGTTCCTCGATACCGAGATAGTCAAGTTCGCCGAAGCGCTCCGGTTCTTCCGTCAGGCAGTAGAGGAGAACGACGTCCTCACAAGAAGCCGTGACAAGACCCTGAGAGTACCCAAGACCACATCACATCTCTCAATCACCACTTCGCACACCGAAGGTGCAGAACGTACCTACACGGAGATGACCAACCTCGACACCGTAGACATCACGCCCTCATTCAAGCTCGGTGCAATCGCGATTTCCAAGGAGCTGGTAGACACTTCGCGAGTGGATCTCGTAGATACTGCCAAATACATGGTCGCGCAGGACATCGAAGAGGGCATCGAGAAGGCAATCACCGAAGCGATAGACACCAACGTCACCACGAACGTCGTTTATGGTGGCGATGCTACTAAGCCTTCAGAGCTTACAACCGGAGACAAGATAACAGTTGATCTCGTTGCCGATGCGATCAAGCTCGTCAAGGATAACAATTATGTCCCCGCGTTGCTATTCATCAAGCCCGCGCAAGAGAACGTCTTCTATAAGAGCTCGCAATTCACCAATGCTGCAGAATACGGTTCAAATGAGGTTGTCTTAAACGGTGAAATCGGCAAGTACCTCGGTGTGAAGGTCATCACGTCTACACTCACGCAATCCTATGCCGCCAGCGGTCAGGACAAGGGCATCTCAGGCGCCGACGGTGTTTGGGGCGCTGCAGGCACATCCTGTCAGCTCATAGGCTTCACCGCGGGCAAGAAGAAACCAATCACACTCGCTTGGAAACAGAAGCCCTCAGTCTCGTACGAATATCTCAAGCGCTACGCCACGCACTACATCTACTACGATGCCGCATACGGAGTAGGAGTCATCCAGGAGAAAGCATGCTGCCTGATCAAGGTCACAGACGCTTGATCCCTGAGCAAGTGAAAGAAATAGGAGTAGCCACGAGAAAATGACCGAATATGGGTTCAGAGATAATAAGATCACCGCGCAGACTACAGGCATTGTAACCGTCCCCATGAGCTTCGAGTCCGGTGAGCAGACCGCAACCAAAATCTATTTCCCATTCAAAGCCCGGATAGACAAGATCCGGAGCATAGTCATGGCAGCCATCGCAGGCACAGATGACGGCACTATCACCGGCGCAAACGCAAACGGCAACTCCTCAAACGGTGTTGTCACAGTCGCCGCGTCTTCAGCAGTAAACACCGAAGACTCCGCTACACCAACCTCAAACAATGTCGTCGAAGCCGGCTCGTACTACAAGCTCACTACCGCTAAGACCACAGCCGGCGGTAAAGTCCTCGTAACACTCGAATTCACACGCATTGCCTGAAGATGTCCGCAGATTTCCCAGCGTTAATCTCCACGCTCGGATTCCCCATAGCCGTCTGTGTCTACCTACTCTGGGAACGCCAGAACATCTCACGCAAACTCGAAAAGGCGATCCGGGAAGACTTAGTCTCTGCGATCCACGATTTACGTGAGCAGATCATGATC